AGTCGATAACGCCGTCATCGCGGAACAGGCCAGAGCGCACAAGGCCGGAACTCAGGTTAATCTTAGTGCCTGCATCCTGGATCTGGTTGATGGCGGAATTGCGCGACTTAACCAACCGCTCAATCAGATGGCCAATGCCCATGCCCAACGCGCAGCCATCCGGCGACGGGTAGTAGGTGTACGATGTAATGTATTCAACCGCATCAATGCCAATCAAATACCGGTCATCAGGGTTCTTGGGGTCATATGACCAGATAAGCGAATCCGCATCATAACGGGGAATGATGGAAAGCAGCGTCCAGTCGTTTTTGCCCAGCGTGACGATGTACGGCTCGGCATATCCATCCTCGTCCAAATCAAGCCAGCAATGCATCTGCACAATGCTGTAACGCTTGTCGGCTGCGGTTTCGTCGTCGCACTGGATGTCAACATTGCGCCAGATGCCAGCCGCCACATTGGACGCCTTGACGTTCTGGTTCACCGTCATGTCAATGCTGATACGGCGCATCCAGTCGGGGTTGTTCGGGGTGTTGTCCACCGTCACCATATCCGGCATCAGCAGCATGTCAGTGACGCGGCCCATCTGCTCATCGTAGGCGGTCAGTTTGAACACATGGCCGACAATCGGCAGGATCAGCAGCAGCTTGTCAAAGTTCTCCGGCCACTCCGTCATCTGCTCGGTCAGTTGCCAATTCATGTAGTCGCAAACGCGCTTTGCCCGTTCCTGCTTGCCGGGCTGCATTTTGCCGGTAATCTTGGCTTGGCAGACCTTGCCATCCTTGACGTATTCCGGGAACGTTCGGGCGTTGAACTGCATGGCGGCAAACATGATGTCGGGCATCTGGATGTCGGCCTGCCATTGCTTGATGTAGGCAGCGCGGGTTTTGTCCTTGAGCTTGGCCATTTGCAGCAAACGCTTGGCATCGTCGCGCCATTCCTGACAGGAGGCGTAGTCCTTTTCGTACAGCTCCTGACAGTCCGATTGAATGCGCGTGATGACGGTTTCATCAAGCTCGTCAGCAATCATCTTTTCCGGGTCAAGCATCGCCAGAATCTTGCGCTGATCCAGTTTACCGTTGTATTCGTCGGCCATTTCAGTAACCCTGTGCGCCGCTGGGGCGTTGCGTAAATCGTTTGTTCCCAGGTTCTTTAGGCCTTGGAATTGGCACTGCATATCGTAGCATCATCAGCGCGTATCGTGTAGCGCTCATAAGGTCGTCAAATTCCTTGATTATTTTTCCGTCTTTACGATGGTACATGCGAAACTCTTCAAACCAGTCCGATAAATTGCTAAACACCTTTAGCCTTCCGGTTTGCATCCGCTCCAGCATTTCCATTAATCCTGCTTCTACGCCGTTTGTGCCATCCGGAAATGTTGCCCGCTCCGGCAGCATCTTCATGCCTTGCTTGGCGTACTGGATAGCAAGTTGCTCACCACTTCCTTTATCGTGCTGCAAGCCATCATGAGGCCATGCCCACGGCATCCAATCTCCCCAAGGTTTCAGCGCTCCTGCATGTATTATTGGGGTTGCCTCGCGTTGCTTGTATGCTGATATTACATAGACAATATCATTGTCCCTGTCCCAGCATAGCTTTGCTGCGGCAGTAGGGTGATCCCATCCGAAGTCTATTCCGCCAATTCGTACCCACCATGCAGGCGGCTGAAATGGATCGCATTTTATAAAATCTTCGCTTACAGGAAATATGCGCCCAGAACCTAGCATTGGCACGCCCTTAGCGCGGGCTTCTCTTTCGTGCGCTGGATAACTATCAATAATTCTTTTCTTTTCTACGTCTGTGTAATGCTCCACGTCATCAATAGTCATGTTGACAACAATCCTATCCGGAGATGACTCTGATATAAACCTGCGCACCACATTCGACATGCCAAGCAACGGCGTAAACGTCATATAGACAAAACCACCTGTTGCATTGGTGCGCGTCAATCCTTCCGTGTAAATATCTTCCGGGGGCTCTTCGTCAAACCAAACTATATCTAGTGTTTCCCCTTGCCATTTTTCGCGGCCTTTTTCATATGACTTAAACATAAGCCTGGATATTCCGCCAGATATGTGGCGCACACTAACCGAGTCAAGCAGATCAGGAATACCCATTGCCCTTTTGGGGTCGCCAATAATGCAACGCTTTGGTATTGTCCCCGTACCGTATTCTCCTGATCTGCCAACTAAGATGCGCTGCGTAGTGTCCCGAACTGTTTCGCCTGTAATGCCAGACGCCCAAGCGGTAATTGGATGGTCAAATCTTCGCCCCTGCCACCAATCAGGATACAAACCAGTCAAGTGCATAGCCATTTCATAGCCGCCCGACCATGTTTTGCCTAACTGATTGCCAGCCATAAATAAGCGCTCTCGATGAGTAGCGCCTTGGCGGTGAAATTCCGATTGTTTTTTATATGGGCTATAAGTAGATAACTTGTTTTCAGACGCCCTTCGCGCTTTTTCTTGCAACGCTACGGCTAACGCCCGTTTGGGAGAAAGTCCAGCTAAAAATTCAACCCCGGACAATTCGTTCATGGTTTAATGCTTTGTGTATGTGATGCCTGCTTGTCTTGACGCCTCGGCAATGATTGCGTCTAGCTGTTCCTCTGGAACGTCCTGCAATGGGCCTGTGCGGATTTCCTTTCTATCAACAAACATGCCTAATTCCTTGCCAATTAACTCTAATGATTTGTTTGCTGCGGCAAGATTCTGCTTATATTCGCCTATTGGGTTTCCATCTTCGTCCGTCACAGGCTCAGATGACATTCCCATTTCTGTTACTTTTACAAGTTTTGCCAAAACCCACGCTTTATCTATTCCGGTTTTAGCCATTGCTACTGATGCCATGCCTTCTTTAAGCTCCGCAACCCGAGACGCCACTTTAACATCCGTTAACAGCCGTGATGCCGCCTGTGCTGCTGTCTTTTCGCTGTACCCACACTCGGTATATGCTTGCGCAGCCGACATTCCCGCCGCTACTTTCTGCGCAAATTGCTCATGTTTTTGGTTTGCCAGCGCTGCCATCACTTCCTCCGCAAATTATACTGATCCCGCAATCCCATCAGCGCCCGTGTTCCCATGTGGCCAGCAATACCCGCCCCTGCAAATGCGGCATATACCGGGGCGCTGACACTGTACAGGCACAGCCCAAAAATAAGGCCGACAAATGCGCTTACAAACACCTCAGAAAACAAGGCCGTCCATTCATGCTTACGGCCACGCTTCAACGATTCCACATAACGCACAGCGCCACCCCATGATGCAATCAGGGCAGCGCCGATTAAATACCACGCTCCGGGGTCTTGTTGGTCGTTCATGGCCTTTGGCTCCGGTTGAGGTTTGCTTCCGTAACCATTAGCGCCATCGCCGTGTCTTTGGGAAAAAGCTGCATGGTTCATTTTGCGTCCGGGGAGAGGATAGTGTGGCCAAGGATAAGCGCAATCATCGACTTGGACGCTTCCGCGTATTCCGGAAAACCTGCCCCAACAAACGTCAGAATGCCGATGATAATCGCCTTTTGCGTTGATCGCTCTTTGAGCCGTGCCGTGATGTACTTCATTTCGCCACCTGCGCTGGACACATAGCCAGCTTGATTTCAGGACAGACCGGGAACTGTGCGCATCCGGCCAACATCGCCAGGATGATCAGGTAGCCGATAGCGTGATATTTCATCGGTTTGCACTCCACCAGGATTTGACATCAAAACACGGGCAGTCTTTCAGCCAGTCGCGGGAATCAATCTTGCCGTCTTTGTTGGTATCGCCAAAAAAGTCCCGATGGCCTTGGATGATGGCTTTGGGGTACTTGGCGTGCAGGCTGGTCAGCAGCGCCTTGAGGGAGTCGAATTGCTGCGGCGTGAAGTTGTTCTGCGGCTTTCCGTCTGCGTCCAGTCCACCAATCAGGCAAATGCCCAAGCTATCGCGGTTATGGCTTTCGACGTGTGCGCCCATCTTGTCTTCGGGTCGCCCGCGCTCAATCGTACCGTCACGTTTGATGACGTAGTGATACCCGATACAGGCAAATCCGCGATCTACGTGCATCCGGTGAATGTCCCGAACACCCATCAACGCGCTCGGTCGTGTGGCAGAGCAATGTACCGCCACGTATTTGACACCCGCAAGTGCAGCCAGTTTGCCGAGAGGTAGCGCAATCGGGCAGGCTTGTACTTGCATGGCGGCCTCGAAGAAAAAAGGGCGGGGTATGCCCAATGGAGAATGGTTAGAGTGTAGCGGCGCTTTCCTGTTCTGGCAATCCGTCACTTTCCGGCTTCCACGGACTGCCCTGATACAAAAACCGACACCCGCACA